GATAATCTTGAACAATATACCTTTTCGCAATCGATCACTAATGCCGACATACTCGAGGCTAATGTCATCCCATCCGGGGTTGCTGCCCTTTCTGGCGGATCAACTTATGTTGGAAATGCAGCTGTTCAATCAGCCGTCTATACAGTTTCAGTCGAAGTTTTCCAAGCAAGACTTGCAGGCGGAGGACAAATCGAAGGAGTAGATTTTACTTCAACACCATTCAGAATGGGTCGATCATTATTTAACAAATGCGTTGGTTTGCTTGGTTCATATATTGACACCGAAAGCATGGCTCAATAAATGCCTAATCAGACAATTCTTGAGCAAGTCCGCACACCGTTAGCAACTGCTTTATCAAGTGTTGCAGGAAATGTTTATGCCTTCGTTCCAGAGTCTATAATCCCACCAGCAATTGTGTGCGTTCCAGATTCGCCGTATCTTGAATTTGAAACAATAAGCAAATCAAACATTCGCGCAAAGGTCAATATGACCATCTCAGTTGCAGTTGCTTACAACAGCAATCCTGCATCACTCGACAATATCGAGCAGTTAGTTATCAGCGTTCTGGCAGTAATTCCAGTTGGATATATTGTCAGCTCGGTCGAAAGACCAACAGTTACCACAGTCGGAGCATCGACTTTGCTTATCGCAGATGTTCGAGTATCTACCTACTACACACGCACAGTCTAAGGAGAAATCATGGCAACCACAGTAATAACCGGTCGCGATATTTCGTTGTCTTTCACAGGTGGAACAGACATCGAAGCACAAGCAACCAGCGCAATTTTGACAAAGGTTTTAGAGCGACAGACTTATCAAACACTTGATGGCGAGGCTTACAAAACCACAAATGTATCAGCTACATTTGCACTAGAAATGTTAGCCGATTGGGGCAAGACAAGTTCAGTATGTGAGGCACTTTGGACTGCTTGCGATACTGCACCTGACACAGACATCACAATCACATTAGTAAGTGCAACAGGCGCATCATTTTCATTTCCAATTAAGCCAAGTTACCCAACAGTTGGTGGATCAGGAATGGATGCACAAACAGTAACTTACGAATTCCTAGTTACAGGTGGAGCAGTAACCGAAACATTTACCTAAAAAATAGAAACGGGAGCAAAAAATGAAGTTACCAATTACAATTGAATATAACTCAGGCGAGCAAGCAACATATATTGCCCAACCGCCTGAGTGGGCTAAATGGGAAAAATCAACTGGTCATACCATAAGCCAAGCAAAAGAAAAACTTGGCATGTGGGATCTGATGTTTTTAGCATACAACGCTCATAAGCGTGAAGCTGCTGGAAAGCCAGTTAAACCATTTGATGCATGGATGGAAACAGTCAGCGATGTAATAGTCGGTGATGCAAACCCAAAAGCCACGCAGCAGGAAGCCTAAGCAGATTATTGGTTGAGTTGGCAATTGCCACCAACATACCAATGAGTGAATGGGTTGATGCAGACGACATTTTGACAGCGATAGAAGTATTGGAGGCGAGGTATGGCAAGTGAAACAATTGCTTACAGTCGCAATGACATACGCGATATTCTCAAGGCTTTCAAAGTTATGGATGCACAGGCAACAGAGGAAGCAAGAATTCAATCTAATGCGTTGGCGACTTATGCAGCTGAGGAAATTAAAACAGCAGCTAGAGGTCGAACAAAATCAGGCAAGGTTGCGCAGAGAGTTGCAGACGGAGTTAGCATCTCAAAGTCCAGTAAAATCGGTGAGTTCAAATATGGTTTCGCACGACAGAAATTTTCAGGTGGGGCTAACACGCAAACCTTATGGGGTGGTGTTGAGTTTGGATCTAATAAGTTCAAACAGTTTCCTACATATAGCGGAAGGCAAGGCAGAGGTTCGCGTGGTTGGTTTATCTACCCAACGCTTCGCAGAATTCAGCCTGAATTGATTAACAAATGGGAAGCAGCGTATAACCGCATTTTGGATAAGTGGGCATAAGTGGCAAAAGATACCAGAACCCTATCGCTTAAGATCCTTGCGGATATTGATGATCTTAAGAATAAATTAAACCAAGCTGACAATGCCGTTGAAACTAACAGCGAAAAGATTTCAGCATTTGGAAAGAAGGCTGCTGCTGCATTTGCAGTTGCTGCTGCTGCTGCCGTTGCCTATGGCACTAAATTAGCCGTTGATGGGGTCAAGGCTGCAATAGAGGATGAGGCTGCACAACTTAGATTAGCCAATGCATTACGGGCTGCCACAGGTGCTACTAATGACCAAATAAAGGCAACTGAGGACTTTATCCTGCAAACATCTTTAGCGACTGGGGTTGCTGATGATCAACTTAGACCAGCGATGCAAAGACTTGCAGTCAGCACAAAAGATACCGGTGAAGCACAAAGATTATTAAGCCTTGCTTTAGATATTAGCAAAGGCAAAGGCATTGAATTAGAAACAGTTGCAAACGCATTAGGTCGTGCGCAAGATGGCAACACAATGGCTCTTGGCAGATTAGGACTTGGATTATCTAAAGCCGAACTCTCAACATTAACTTTCACAGAAGTGCAGGCAAAACTATCTGAACTCTATGGTGGCGCAGCAGCTACAAACGCTGAAACCTTTCAAGGCAAGATTGATCGCTTAAAGGTTGGATTTGATGAGGCTAAGGAAAGTTTAGGCACAGCCTTACTTCCACAGGTTGAGAAGTTTATTACATTTATTAACGATGTTGGTGTTCCAGCACTCAATGGATTTATTGCAGGACTAACAGGTGATGCAGGATTAAATGCAGCGTTATCAGAAACTCAACAAGGTGCTGCAAGTTTTGGCAGAACCATTGCAAGTATTTCAGGAATTATTTCAGGATTTATAACATTCTTAAGAGAAGCAATTGGCTTGGTTGTATCACTTGCAAATGAATTGATCCGAGTTGTTAATATAATTCCCGGAGTTAAAATTGGTGCATTACCTAACCCAGCACCATCAGCAGGCAAATCATCATTGCCATCAGTTCCAAGCAGACCTAGTGGCGGTTATACAACAGGTCAAGGTGTTACAAACATTACAGTTAATGCTATTGATGGGGAAGGTGCTGCAAGAGCTGTGGCTAAGGTTGTTAATGACAGCGCAGCAAGATCAAATCCATATCTATCTCGCGCAGCCGTAAAGTAGGAAACAATGACTGCATGGTCGCCCGATTGGAAGCTCACAGTTGCAGGTGTTGATTACACCGACATAGCAATTAGCGACATTCAGCATGAGGCTGGTCGAACAGATATTTACCAACAGCCAAATCCATCTTATTTGCAGATTACATTTGTGGCACTAAATGCTCAAACATTGCCATTTGATATTAACGACAGTTTAAGTCTGCAAGTCAAAAACACATCAGCTGCTTATGTAAATATTTTTGGTGGCGACATCACAGATATAACTGTTGCCGTTGGCAAAACTGGATCAAATGCAACTGTTATTGAATACTCAGTTCTTGCAATGGGAACACTTGTCAAGTTAGCAAAAGAATTATATTCAGGAACAATTTCACAGGATGAGGATGGGAACCAAATATATGCTTTATTATCTAGCGTATTGCTTGGCACTTGGAATGATGTTCCGGCAGCTTCTACATGGGCAACTTATGATGCAACTGAAACATGGGCTAATGCTGTAAATCTTGGACTTGGCGAGATTGACACTCCGGGTTTATACACAATGGAAAACAGAGCAGCATCAGCAGATACTATTTACAACATTGCAAGCCTGATTGCCAATTCAGCATTTGGATATTTGTATGAGGATAATCAAGGCAATGTTGGATATGCCGATGCAGACCACAGACAAAATTACTTATTGATCAATGGATATGTTGATCTTGATGCCAATCATGCATTAGGTCAAGGACTTAGCACAATTACAAGGTCAGGTGATATTCGCAATGATGTTGCTATCAATTATGGCAACAACTTTGGCTCACAGGAAACAGCTACATCTGCAACATCAATTGCAACTTATGGCTACAAAGCCGAAAGCATTCAATCAGTCCTTCATTCAGCTGTGGATGCTCAAGCTGTGGCAAATCGATATATTGCTCAAAGAGCCTTCCCATTGCCAGCATTTCAGAGCATTACCTTTCCAATCACAAATCCAGAAATTAATAATAGTGATCGGGATAATCTGCTTGGCGTATTCATGGGGCAACCGCTAAACATCCAGAACTTACCTACGCAAATTTCAAGCGGTGAGTTTGAAGGATATGTTGAAGGTTGGTCATGGAGCACTAGGTTCAACGAATTATTCCTAACGATAAACTTGTCGCCTGTGGCTTATAGCCAAGTGGCGAT